AATAAATCAAAGATATTAAAAGACATTGTAAAAATACAAGAAGAAACTGTAACTAAGTCAAAAAAAACAAAACAACCAGTGACATATAACTACTAATGCAACACAACGGTATACTAGCAGAGAAGAGAAAAGAACTAACAGACAAACAGAAATCATTTCTTAGCTCTCTATTTGAATCTGGAGGAAACATAAACGTAGCTTTAGATAAAGCCGGTTATGCTAAAACATCTAGAAGCATGGTGTTAAAAACACTATCCGATGAGATACTAGAAGCAGCTAAAACAGAAATGGCTGCACACTCTGTAACAGCAATACACAGAGTTGTAGAAGGAATGAACGATGTGGGAGAACACCCACGAGCAGAGTTGAGATTAAAAGCTGCCCAGACTCTATTAGACAGAGTTGGATTGGGAAAGCAAGAGAAAGTAGAAATAGAAGGTAAACTACTGCATGGAGTGGTTCTTATGCCTTCAAAAAAAGCCATGCCAACTGTAACAATTAACGAGGAGTAAGGATATGTGGAGAACACCAACATTTAAAGAAGTAGCTGTAGGCCTTGAGATTAACTGCTATGCTTGTGCAGAGATTTAGAGGATGTCTGTTAAAGAAGATAAAATAAAACGAATATATATGCTTGCTGATAAGTATAATGTTAAATATACTAAAAAAACACCAGCAAGTGTAATTTTAGATGGACTGCCTGTGCAGGTACAAAGAGAATTTAGAATACCTAAAATGATGGGTGGTAAGATTAAGAAAAAAAAGCTCTCTCCGGGTGGTAGGGCTACATCTGATAGAGACAGTGAAGGTGGTAGAGCACTATCTGATGCAGATCAAAAGTTTATAGCTAAAATTAAAAAACAAATGGCTCAAGGAGAAAGTGGTGGATCTATATCTGATGGAGATCAAGTAAAATTTATGAGATTACAGAAGATAATAGCCGGTGGCAAATCTAAATCAGACCGAGACATGGATACGTACTCTAAAGCATCCGGTGGCAAGGTTAAGAAAACCTATGCCAAGGGTGGTGGAATAAGAAAAGCTAACTATAAATAATGAAGTTACTACACTGTATCATACTCTGCACTATACTGTTGCTGTCCATCAGTGCATTTGCAGCCGATACAGTGACTTCAACATCATCCACCGTATCAGGCACTACCACAGTCGATAGAACTCCAAGCACTGCTAATGCTCCATCTGTAATGATAAACAATCAGGATGTTTGCAGCTTTGCTGCTACCGGAGCAATACAGACACAGATATTTGGTTTAGCCGGTGGTACAGCTATAAGAGATATGAATTGTGAACGTATGAAATTATCTTCTAGGTTGTATAGAATGGGAATGAAAGTAGGAGCAATAGCCATGCTCTGTCAAGATGCAAGAGTATTTGAAGCAATGGAAATGGCAGGCACCCCCTGTCCTTACAAAGGTAAAATAGGATTAGATGCTGCAAAAGCATGGGCTGAAAATCCTGAAAAAAGACCAGATTATGATGAATGGGTTAAAGAGAATGTTACCGATAAAGAAATTACTAAAGAGGAAGCTACCGGCCTTGGTATTGGCATTGGTGGCCTTCTTCTTTTACTCCTTCTCTAGTAAAGCTGAGTTATTAACACCGGGGGAAACCTCTGTAGAAGAAAAAGTAACTGAGCATCTTGGTGAAGGACACATTGATACTGTAACAAGAACAACTACTATTATAGAGAACCAAACAACAGGGAACATTCTAGATAGTAACACAGGTGTCGTAACAACAAAATACGAAGGGGATATGGATTCGGATTGGGGTGGGATCGGATCTGCTAGTATGCCAGATTGCAGTGCACATTTTAGCACAGGCAAGTGTGGTAAAGGAACAAGTAGCACACTGACTACATTTGACCAGTATGTAGACATAAGTGACTTTCATATCTCTGATGGAGGAGCTTTAGAGTGGGAACTTCAAATGTACCATTCACAAGAGAACACCACAGGGTACTTTGAGACTAAAGGATATAACGACAACATATTTCAATGGGAATCTGGACAGATAAACCTAGAAAACACAGGGAATCCAGAGACTTTTACAGGGATACAGAACTTTACAGGAGATCTTGATAAGGTTTTTATAAGAGTAGGTGGTAAAAATAACTATTTCTTTGACAACGTAGCTTACACTGTAAACTACAACGTGATAACAACTGCTGTAGAGACATGGGTAGAAATAGTACAGCCTATGCAGATGAGTGAGTCCTTAACATTAGAAATGATGGACACATATGAGTCATCCTCTCCGGAACAGCAACAAGAGATGGACAGTATGATGCAGGATATGGATATGGTAGTCCATATTGACTTAGGAACTGCAGAGTTTTCTTCTGATATGGAAGTAGATGACATGCCATTAGATATGCCACAAGATACTATGGGTGGTATGGATACAATGTTTCAAGATATGGATGTAGGTAACATGTCTTTTGATGAAGTAATGCAAGAAGTATCAATAGCCGTAGCAGAAATAGAGAATGTAGGCATGGAAGTAGATGCTGTAGAGATAAAAATGCCAGATACTAAAGAGTTTGTAGAGGTAGAGATAAAGTCAGAGCCTAAAATAGAGGTACAACAGACTCAAGAAGCAGTAGAAGAACAGCCTAAAGAGGTAGAAGTAGTAGAAGTTGTTGCAGAACAGCCAAAAGAAGAGGCAGTTAAGGAAGAAGCCCCTAAAGAAGAAGCTCCTAAAGAAGAAATAGCTGAAAAAGAAGTAGAAGAAGAGCCAGTAATAGAAAAGGTAGAAAAAGTTGAGGAGCAACCGAAAGAAACAGCTGAGAACAAACCGACTAAAGAGCAGGTGCAGAAACAGAAGAAGGCAAAGAGGATAATGACAGCAATGGCCAGTAGTTATGACCCTGTATCTCAAATGACAACACTAGCTCTTGTAAATGCATTAGGTCCAGACATCTCTACTTACAGCAATCAGATACCAGTAGTACAGCCTTCTTGGTATGAGACAAAAGAAATATATGAAAACACTATACTACCAGACCCTTTAGGAAGTTACATATCTCTTAGCTCAAGTTTACAAATGGAAAAGATGGTAAGTCAACAATATGAGTAGTGAAGTAGAATTTGCAGGAGTTAAATTTAAAGGTGGCAGATTAATAGCCATTCTTACAGCTTTGAGTACACTAGGTGGAGGAATCTGGGGAGGATTTGAAGTATATGGTCGTTGGCAAGCAATGGAAGCACAGATATCAGCATATGTAGAGCCTGACCTAAGTGGATTTAACAGAGAGATAGGTATTATTACCGAAACAGTAACAAGTTTAGAAAAAAGAGTAGAAACAGAGCTATTAACATTAAAAGAGTTGTTGACATCTGCACAAGATTCTGTTAGAACTATTAAAACGGATCTAAAATCTGATATGTATAATATACAAGACTCTATGGATGTAATTGTAGACGATAATAGAGAGTTAAATAGAAACGTATACTCCAAAATAGAAAAAATTAAGGTAGATATGCAAGTAGTTACTACTGATGCACAGAATGGTCTTAATAATCTGATACAGCATGCTTCTGATAGATTTGACTCTAAACGTACAGCACTAGAAGAAGGTGCACAGAGAAGACAAGACTTCTTAACAGAGGAAATGAAAAGTTTAGAAGAACGATTTGGTGTTAAGCTGCAAAGAGCTTTATCAAATCCTTTAACGGGGCAATAATATGAGTGAAGAAGAAAAAAAAGAATGGAAATGTGCAGACTGCACTTGTGAAAACTGTGAATGTACAGAAGAAAACCAATGTGGGAATTGTGAATGCACGAATATAGATGTAGTTTAGACAGAGTAATTGATGGAGATACAATAGATGTACATATTGACCTTGGTTTTAAAATCATACTATCAAAGGAAAGGGTACGATTACTCGGAATCAATACACCCGAGTCGAGAACCCGTAATTTGGAAGAAAAAGCTCTTGGATTGGCTGCTAAAGCTAGGCTTAAAGAACTTCTTCCGAAAAAGTTTATAATAAAGACGTTTAAAGACGAAAAAGGCAAATTTGGTAGGATATTAGGCTTACCTTTTGTAGAAGATGTAGATATATGCCAACAGCTTATAGATGAAGGCCATGCTAGAGTGTATCATGGAGGAACAAAGGTTCCTTGGGTATAGAAAACAAAAATAGAACGTCTTCTACTGTTCCTTTTGGCTATAAACTATCAGAAGATCAGAAAACATATGAGCCTGTAGAGAAAGAGTTAGAATTGTTAGATAAAGCTTTTGATTATGTACGAACAGTAGGCCCAGCTAAAGCATCTCGATGGTTATCTACAGCTTCAGGAAGAAAGATATCAAATCCGGGTTTAACAAAACGTATGGATAAGGGATTATACCTATAGAAGAAATAAAGAAAAAACGAGGTAGACCAGCAAAGAAAGAAGGGGAACCAAAAACCTCATACAACTGGTCATCTCGCATGAGAGCCAAACTTGCTACTCAAAAAAGCATCTCTACTAAACGTAGGAATGCTGAAAAGGCTACAAACAAAGCTAAAAAAGCCAGAGCAGTATCAAAAAGGGCTCAGGAGGCATCTAAGAAAATAGATGATGCTCTAAAAGGTAGAGGAAAGTCCGTTGTCACTACAGATGATCTAAAAAGCATACCAAAAGCACTAAGAGATCACCTAAAAGACCATGACGTTGTATTTAGACCGAATGGAGGGCCTCAAACTACCTTTTTAGAGTCTCCAGAAAGGGATATATTATATGGAGGAGCTGCTGGTGGTGGTAAATCTTATGCTTTATTGGCTGATGTTCTAAGAGATGCATCAAACCCTAATCATAGAGGTTTATTACTAAGAAGAACATTAGCTGAGTTAACAGAGCTTATAGATAAGAGTAGACAAGTGTATACAAGGGCTTTTCCCGGAGCAGTGTTTAAACAGGCTAAATCAACATGGGAATTTCCTTCAGGTGCTAAGATATGGTTCTCCTACGTAGATGATGATAGAGACGTAACAAGGTACCAAGGACAAGCTTTTAACTGGATAGGCATAGATGAGATAACTAACTACCCTACTCCTTACGTATGGAACTATTTACGGTCTAGACTTAGAACAACAGATCCAGAGCTAGGCATGTACATGCGTTGTACAGCAAATCCCGGAGGTGTTGGTGGTTGGTGGGTAAAAAAGATGTATCTAGACCATGCTCCACCCGGAGATCCTTTTTGGGCTAGAGATTTTGATGATGGAAAGATACTAAAGTATCCTCCTAAACATAACAAAGCAGGAGAACCTTTGTTTCTAAGAAAATTTGTTCCTGCTAGGTTAACAGACAACCCATATCTATTTGATGATGGTCAATACGAAGCAATGTTGATGTCATTACCTGAAGTAGAAAGAAAAAGACTCCTAGAAGGAGATTGGGATGTAGCTGAAGGTGCAGCCTTTACAGAGTTTAGTAAAAGCACACACGTTTCTGATCCTTTTGAGATTCCAGAAGGATGGGCAAGAGTAAGATCAGGAGATTATGGTTACAGCAGTCCTTCTTGTATACTCTGGGGTGCAATAGACTGGGATAATAACCTTTGGATATACAGAGAACTATATGTTAAAGGATTTACAGGTGAAAGACTAGGTGATACTATAGCCATGATGGAAAAAGACGATCCTGCAATGCAATTAACAGTTTTAGATGCAAGTTGTTGGAATAGAGTAGGATTAGGCCCTAGTATAGCAGAAACAATGATTAGAAGAGGGGTAAGATGGATACCATCAGACAGAAACCGTATGTCCGGAAAGATAGAAGTGCACAGAAGACTAGCTTGTGACGATTATGGAAATCCTCGTGTACGTATTTTTTCCAATTGCAATAATCTTATTAGGACTTTGCCTACACTGCCCTTGTCCAAAACCAATCCTGAAGATGTGGATACAAAAGCTGATGACCATGCTTACGATGCGTTAAGATACATGGTAATGAGTAGAACTTTAGTAAATGTACATAGTACACATAGGATGTCAAGACACACACAGAAGTATGAACCCCAAGACCAAACATTTGGATATTAATTAGATGGCTGAAAAACTTTCTCTTTCAAAAACAAAAGCTAGTCCTTTTTTAGATATATCTTTAAG